AACTCTGAAACCTTTAATTTTACGGAGTTTTCAAAAGCTTGACTAGGTTTTGTGTTTTGCTCCAATACCTGCTGAATTACTTCTGGGGTAACATCAATCATAGGTTGCATACCAGTAAATATACACAGCTTTAAATACTCTAATTCAGAAACTTCTGATTTACTTAAAGCCCTAGCATCCGACTTATTATAATGATTACAGGCTACAGGAGTCATAATCTTAGATATTTTTTCCTGAGCTTCAATACCCCACAATGTTGCAGATGTTGGTTCTCCGCTTCTGGGAAGAACTCGCCTTTGCTTTCTTGGACCGCTATCAGGAGTTAATGGAGGTCTACCAGCTTCTTGAACAGGCTTATTGTCAGATACTTTAGTTGTTGTGGTAGATTCTTGAGACTCTATAACCTCATGCGGTAAACCTATTCTATCGAAATATTCTTCAGAATCCAAAACATCCTTGGTAATAGCGATTTTTGCCATATCTTCCCTATGATGAGGATTGTGATAAGGGCCAGCTTTTCTGGGTCTATTTGGATTTTTAGATCTGTCTCTTTCTTCTCTGTTTGTGCGGACTCTTTCAATTTGCGGGATTTCTCTAAATCGCTCTAACAACGTTTCTTGAGAAATAATATCTCGATCTGCAAGCTGAATCAGTAGATTCTTTTGCGCCGCTTCATCTGAGAGAATAATAGAATCAAAATGAATTTCGGCAGGAAGTCTAAAACCCATAGTTTTTCTAACATACTCTATTTCTTGCTGCCAAAACTGAGTCAAAATCTGACGACCATATTCCAGTCTTTCAATCAAAGTCTTGAGAGAAACATAGTTGTTAGTATAGCCTCCAGTAGATCCAGAAGCCCCAGTTAATGTTGGAGGAATACCCAAACCAGCATAAATACTGGTGAGTACAGGCTGGTACTTTTCAGATCCTAAAAACTTGTATACCTGAGAATTACTTTCGGTAAATTTGAGTTCTGGACCCCAAACCAAATCCATAGTGCCTCCGCCTACATTACTAGCAAGAATATTTCTAATCTTCTCAAGCCCCGCTTTTGTAGGAACAATCTTTTGATCAAAATCACCAACAGTCCACAGTCTTACCTGACTGATCGCACCATCCAAAGCCGCCAGATCTGCAAGCTTCATCTTTTCTAGCATCATGATATCATCAAGGATAGCATAGATCATAGGATTTGCCCAAAGCAACCAATCATCTTTTTTGTAATGATAAAAGAAAGTGTTGGAATTATCTAAAGGAATTTTCTTTTCGCCATTTTTAACTTGTTCTTGAAGGCTTACAGGAAGTGTTTTAAATATAGCTTGATTAGTTTGTGCAGTTTTTAGTAATGACTGATATGTGTAATTAGATATGTTTAAATGAAAATTTGGTTTTCCCACTACCATCGCGCCCGGATCTGATACGTCAACAGCAACAGGATTAAGAAAATCATACATCCAAGGTATTTCCCGTCTTGGAACTTTAATACCTTCGATAGTAATATCAGCTCCAGCGGCTCTTTTTAGTTCCTGCTCTGCCTTCTTGCTTAATTTTGCAGTTCTTCTTTGAACCACCACATTGCCACACCTGTAAAGATAATTCAAAAACCTTTCAGATCTGTCTAGACCATTAATATTAGAAAACCACTTACGATAAAACTTTTCGATCTCTTTGTTTGGATGAACTAAAACCAAGCCTTGACTAGCAAAATCACTCATCAGATCAATGACATTTCTAATAATTCCAACTCTATCGTATGCATTCATACATGAAGTAATGATCTTTTTTTGTTTGGTAGGAAGTGATTCCCCCGGACGAAATGCTTCGTAATCCGATCTTTGAAAACTAGGACGCACCGAACGATTAGGCTCAACATCAATATATGTTTGACGATTACTGTAATATCCCGGACCATGAGCCAATGAACGGTAAACAGCGCCATCATAACCATCTAAGTTTATATCGCTATAAACTTTGTCTTTTTCAGAATCGCTTCCCCAAGTTTCATATAAATGATCTGACATTATTGATTATCCTTTTTATTAAATTGCCACCAACGCCATGATTGTGAATTATACCAATCCTCATCATAACCATTGACTACTTTTGAATTAAATTTAGCGCCTTTTGAAAAAGTTCTGGCGCCGATGTGTGTGGTATATCTTGTTGTTTCGTGATCAGGAATTTTATGACCCTGCGGTCCAAATCTTAAAATTCCAGCACCCGGATGCTTAGACGGTCCCGGAATATGCCTAGCTACATTTTCATAAAACCATTTTAAAAATCTTTGGTCATCCTGAACTCTATTAACTTTTCTTTTTAATCCTTTTATCCAATCATGATATATGTAAGATCTCATTGACTTTTTCTTAAAGTCTATATAATTTTCAGTTTTTTTTAAATTTGTATAACCCCACATTCCACCAAGTATAGGAACAGATAAATGGGATGGGTGGTCACGAATTACATTAAATTGCCATTCTTCTTCAGAATTGAGCCATTTATCTAAACAAGGCAATTCTCTTTCACTTATGACAGAATCAGCGTCTCTAAATATTACAGTTTCAACTTCTGGATCATCAACAGCTAAAAATCTCCAAAACATTTTAGCATGACACAATGAATCATTTTTCATATCAACAATTTCAGCTCCAAGGTATGTTAACTGTTTTTTCACGACAGTAGCGTCAGTCGTGTAAAATCGACAAATCCAATCTGGTAGCAACCTTTTCGCTTCAATAATATTTATGATCGCGCCGGTTTGATAACACGCTTTGTTTCCATAAAGGGAAAAACTAATAACTTTTTTCATCACATTAATATAATTAACAGTATAATTGGTAATTACATTGATATACACAACTTATTAAATAATGGTATATTTTTAGTAAAGACCTTTTGTACCTTCGGTAAACCATGCGGGTCCGTGATACATTTTATCACCAAGACCTCCAAAAGTTGGCTGTCCATTAGCAAATCCTCCGATAGCGCCGTACTCAGGAGTCACTTTTTCGGTACTGATATATCTGGCAGACATATTGGCCATAATGAGAGAAGAGTACCTATCTTTTCTAAGACGTTTTTTTCTACCTGCTCCAGTTTTTACTTCAGGAGTGTCCCAACGCTCGCGCCCTGTATTAGTTTGAGTCATTTCTATGATAGACAGCTCGTCTTTTAGATCTTCAATCTCCATAACACAATCTTCTAAAGTGTCATACTTTCTTCCTACAGATTTGTCGATCTCCAACGCAAGACCCAAACTTACAGTATCAAAATAAGGGAAAAGTACAATCTTATCTTCAAAGTCTTTTCTTAGACCGTGATTAGCTTCTGCTAACCAGTCATATTTAGCAAACTGACACATTCTCAAAATATGTAGGCCCGGATAATCATCTGTGTCTTTAGCTTTTTCTTCAATCACAGGCCATATAGCAACTTCTCCGTCGGGTATTTTGTCCTTATCGTGTAAAGCCTCCATAACTGCTATTCCGCCACCCTGCGCATCCATAGCAATTTCAGAACATGGAAAAGCCTTCATTAGCTGACGAATCTTTTTTGCACAATAGGAATAGAAGTCATCTTCGTCAACAATTTTTGATTTTAGTAATTCTTTGTGTGATTTTCTGGTTGTGGTCCAGCAATGAACGATTCTTCTGTGGTCGGGATTAACTTCCATAACAACAATGCTAAAGTTGTCAACTTCTGAAGCAGGGTCAACTCCAAAAACGTATGTTTTATTCGGATCTCCTTTGAGCGATGCTTCAAACCAAACTTCTCCAGACGGCAAGGTCACAGGTTCTTGAGGACTTGTGGTACATGCTTCGATCAGACTTCTTTTGAAAAAACCTTGACTATCTGTAGTAAATACAGCGCCGTACTCCATTTGGTAGATACCGGAATGAACCGTGGCTTTGGATCTAGCTACTTGTCCAGCATCCATAAACCCATCTGGCAATTTATCTACGGGCATACGTATGATCGAATACTCAGTCCAATCAAAATCTGAAGGAACTTCGCCACCAAAAATTTCTTCCAATTTTCTTTGATCGCCAGCACTGCTGATAATTTTGTGGTATTTTTTCCAATATTCTGCAAAATGGTTAAAATCGTAGTAAGCTGTACCCGATAAAATAATCTGGTTGGACTTATCGCCTCCGGTTTCTTTTTCAGGATCGCTAATCGGAATGCCTAGCTCTTTGGCCTTTCTTTCTTTGGCTTTCTGTTTAACCTTTTCAATCGGAGAGGCGGCGACGGCGGCAAAACCAGCGACAACATTTTCAAAAATATCTTTAGGTATAGATGCAAACTCATCGGCTATGATGTCGTTGGCACGCTGACCTCTGATCTTACTGCCGTCACCTAACGGAAGGCATGTTACGGTACTTTGACCGATATGCATAACACACCTATCCACATCTCTCCTTGGACCACTATTACTAGGACAAAGATCTCGAAGCACCGGAGCATTTTTCCAAATGGTATCCATGTACTCGAATAAAACCTTTGACTGCCTAAAAGCGGCACCCACAACAATGATTTTTCGTCGCGGCATGAATAAAGCGCGAAGTAGAGGATAAACAGAAAGAATAAACGATTTACCCATACCACGACTACCTATAAGCATAGGAAACTTTCGATTCCACATTTCGTGCAGAAGCAATGCTTGAAAAGGTGAAAGCTCAATGTTTAATATGTACTTACAGGCGAAACTAAAATACTGGGGCTGCATCATCAGCCAAGCTAATCGCTCAAGAAGCTGTTCGTTATCAGCATCCTGCATAACAAATTCCATAGGGTCAAACAAAGACGTTTCATCAACATCTATATTCAACCAAGCATCTTCCAGTATCTTATTTTGATTTATCATAATTTTATATTTTTACTCATAATCTTATCAATGAAACCATAATCTAAAGCTTGATCTGCATTTAAATACCAGTCTCCATCTTTCAGTTTTCTTTTGATATAAGTTTTGACCTTGCCAAGAGAATCTCCTCTGTTTATAAAGAAAGACCCATATCTATGACATTTTTCTGCATATATCTCGACCATCTTGTTTGTCATCTCTTTTTCTATACGAGCTTCGTTTTGAGAACTAAGATAATCGCCGGATATTTCGCTAGATCCATAATGACACATAAACACACAATTAGGCATCAATATTCTACGATCCGCTGCTTGCATGATCACTGTACCCATAGAGCAAATTTGCGCATAACCAATAATAGTTACTTTGCACTTGCATAATTTTATAACGTCATACACCCCCATTCCCGACCACCAACACCCGCCGATAGTTTGTAAATAGACAGTGATAGGATCGCTTGCTTGATTTTGAAGTATATTAATGTTTTTTGTAAAATTTTGCACCATACGAAAATCAACACCCGGAGAATCGGATGTGTCTTCTTTTTCCTGCAAATATATTATTCTATTCTCTACATCTATGTTAGATGTGTGAATATCAGAAATCGAATCTTCGTTCTTGCTCATTTGAACCCTCTTTAAAAAGTTCCATCAGGCGCTTGAATATACTGTTGCACATTAAAAACGCATTTTGTTTATTGTCGCAAAACATTACGTTGACTTCATGTCTGATACATACTTCCATTAATGACTTCATTAAATACTTGCCGCTAATCTTTGTTTGGTCTACGATCTTGAACCTTTTAAAATTTGGTAGCGACCTTTTTCCATCTTTGTACTCCGCATACACTCTTTGGTCCTCTGAGTCTAAAAGACTCATCGGGTAATTCATCACGTCGGACGCAGAAAATTCTAGCAGAAGAAAGCGAAAAGGAAAATCGCGCATTCTTTCTACCTCGTCATAGAATGCTTGCTTTTTCTTGCCAAAATTATTTGCGATTTCAGATGGAGAAGCTTTTCTCTCGACACAGACAATATCCTCAAATCCTTTGAGTGTGTAATCGCCCGTGTGCAATGTGCCGATTTCCATTCCCTCGCATTTATCGTATGGAGAGAAAAACCACCCATCTTGCTCTCTTGTGTCTTTAATTACTGTATACTTACTCATCTTTTGGTTTTAATTTAAAAGTATTTATATCCAATTTTATTTCTATTACCTGTGAATCCGTTCCTTTTAGCTGCTCCACCGTTTCCTCGATAGTCATTTTTTGTTTTTCCTGATTTTTTCTGTAAAGTAGTTTATGTAGTGTGATTCTTTTCCGGTTACTTCGTTGTGACACGCCTTGCATAAAGTAATGCCATTGTCTGGATCGTATCTTAGTGTACTAGCCGAACTCCATTTCATTATGTGGTGGACATTGAGCCATACTTTCTTGCCCTTCTTCTTGCACATCTGACATGTGTATTTGTCTCGTTTTAAAACTGTTTGCCGGAACCTTTTGTAAGTCGGGTCGTTGTAGTCCCTGCGTTTTGACATCGTGTTTCACCATTCTGTAAGCTAACTCTTCGAAACTAATTTCCGGCTCCCATTGCAAAACACTTTTTGCTTTTCTGGGACAGCCCCGCAAGTAATCGACTTCTGCTGGACGATAAAATTCAGGATCAATCATTACATAATCTGACCAATCTTCAATCTCTACTGCATTAAAAGCAGCGTCTAAAAACTCTCTTATAGTGTGTGATTCTCCAGTAGCGATCACATAATCGTCTGGACTGTCTTGCTGCAACATCATCCACATCGCCCGCACATAATCAGCCGCATGGCCCCAATCGCGATAAGCATCTAAATTCCCTAATCTTAACTTGCCAAACTTAGATAAAACCTCGCCCGTATTGCCGCACTTAAACATAATCTTATCTTCTGTAAAAACAGTCTCGATAATCTTTAAGTTGTATTCTTTTCTTACAGCACGTTTGAAATTGACAAATTCGCCGACCCATTTGGTGATCTTTCGGGTAACAAAATGCTCGCCACGCCGCTCGCTTTCGTGATTGAATAAAATACCCGAACTAGCGTGCATACCGTATCCCTCGCGGTAAATGCGCACCATGTTGTGAGCCGCCATTTTAGCGACAGCATATGGACTCTGTGGCATAAACTGCGTTTTTTCGTTCTGAAACTTTTCACCATTTTCTGTTTCGTCGTAATTTTTACCAAACAGCTCGCTCGTACTCGCTTGATAAAATCGCATATCAAAACAACGAGGACTGTGACGAATTGCCTCTAGAATATTCCAAACGCCGCCCGCAGTAACATCTAGGGTCAGATGTGTTTGCGAAAAACTAGTGCCAACGTGTGATTGAGCGGCCAAGTTGTAAACTTCATCCGGTTCGGTTTCCTCTATAACTCGCATTACATTGAATGCATCAGTAATGTCGCCTTCGACGATATTTAGTTTGGGCAGGATATGAGAAATTCTTTCTGTGGTGTTGATACTCACGCGGCGGGTTACGCCAGTGACTTCGTATCCTTTGCCTAAAAGAAATTCAGCCAGATAGCTGCCGTCTTGTCCTGTGATTCCAAAAATAAGTGCCTTCTTCATATTAATCCTCTTTTGCTATGGTTTCTGGGGTGAGGAACGGTTGATCCACCGCATTGTCCTCGTATGTGTGATATTCAGACAAACGTACTTTCTCGTTTTCCATTGCAAGGCGCATCTTCTCCATGTCAATGCCCATCTTCTTGCGAAACTCAGAGTCTGTTGCTATTTGCTTCACCAACGACCCAAACGTTTGCTTGCTGTCCTCAATCGCCTTGATCCGCTGCTCTCTGGTGCCTTTAAGATCTTTTAACATCCGCGCCTTTCGGTCTTGGAGATCTTTGTAGTCTTTGGATAACGTTTCTAGCGATGCTTTGTATACAGCTACCTGACGCTCCAAATCAAAAACAAGCTCGTTGTCGCGTTGATCCGGCGCCAACTGTTTTTCTTGTTCTATCATTCGTTGATATTCTAGAATTTGATCCTGACTGTCTTTTTGAGCTTTTAACACCCTGTTCATAAGTATCTCTAACTTGATAGTGTCAATAATTTGCATTTCTTCTGTGTGGAACACGTCATCACGAAACTGGCTCCACATCTTCTTAAAGTGAAATTGAAACACCTCTATTTCATCTTCCCTGAATTGATTTTTAATCTCACGATAATATTCTTTGCTTTTTAGCTCGTTGGCAACCTCTGCCTCTTTCTTTTGCTTCGTAGAGAATCCAATATTGTCTTTTATCCACTTTTCGACACTGGCTGGATCGCGATCAAGTTGCTGTGCTATGGAATCTGGAGAAAGTACCTCGGCTTGCGCCTCGATAAATTCGATGTCCTCTTTGGAAAATCTACCTTTTCTCATACTTCTTCTCCGTTGATAATCTTTTCAATAGCCTCAATAATAATTGCTCTTCTATTTTTGGGCAGGGAAGAATTACTTTGTAGTTTGAGATAATCCCTACGTAGGTCGGCGGGCAGCTTTCGGTCAATCAAATCAAGAATCTCGCTAAGATGGGCGTCACTGACTATATGGTCTTGTGTGCATATATTGTATATGTTATCTATAGAGATAGGCTCAAGAAGGCTGCGTTTACGGTCCTGTAATTTTTGGGCCGAACTTCCATAGTCCATTCTATAGTAATTGTTGCGCTTGAAGGTTTTGAGACGATTGTTTATATGTGTGTACATGAAGTTTTCCAAGGGGCGGCTGGGATCGTATTTATCTAGCCCAGATACCCCTATTAGGAACGCCTCCTGCTCTATGTCTTCGGCGTCGTAACCAGTGAAGACATATTTTGGGGCCAATCGTTTAGCTATTTTCATGATGGTATCAATTACCTTTTGCTCATCAAGACCTTCTGGAATCATCATATAACGGCACCCATGCCGCCATCCAGCTTGTCAATCATGATGCCCTCTTTCTTGCGAGCCTCTTCTTCAAGTTGTTCTAAATCAACTTCTTCATCAACAACAAGTGGCTCTAGCTGTCCTGCGGCTGCAAGCTCTGCTATTGTTCTGATCTTATGGGGGTCTTTAAGACTGCGCTCGATTTCTTTCTGAAGATCTTCTGTGGCCCTCGCTGTAAGCGTGGAACTGATGCGCTGAATTTGGTTCTGTTTTTTCTTTTTAGACATTATTAAATATCCTCCTGTATCATTATAGTTTCAACTTAGGATATATACACACTTTTAGGCGAAAAAGTTGCCATTAAGGGG